CCACCTAAAGTACATAAAATAGTTGCTGGAGTTCCGATATCTCCGCCATCCACGCAAGCATAAATAGAATTAGCCGCCATAGTAACCCCACCAATGGTTGCCGGGGAAGATGATGGGTTTTCTAAAAACGCGACACTATTCACACCTACAGTGGCATTTAATCCAGAAACAACTGCTTGAGCCAAGGAATTTCCTTGTANATATAATATATTTGTTCGATATTGCCTTGCGCTTGCGTCTGATTGTGTAAATGTTCCAGTTATATAATTAGCTGCGGGATTAGTAATCGTCTCCCAACCTAAAACATTATTTACAATTAAATTTAAATCACCTGGCGTTAAAACTAANGGGCCAGGATTAATCGCGGTAAACACTATTCCGGTTATAGTTCCAGATANAGGAATTGTTACATCCCCATTTACTTGCCATAAACCACCATAAACATCTTGGGCTTGTGATCCNGATGGAATTATAGTTCCATTAANTCCTGTAATTGTACAATAAACGCGGCTGTAACTTTGCGCAATTCTAAATCCGCCCATTAGCGCTAAAATATCATCCAAATAAACGCCACCCGCAAAACTTGGATTTATTTGATTTGCTAAAGTNGCATTATTACTCGCAACAGCAATACGAGCTTGTGTTTCCGCGTTTATTAACAAACCTTGCGGGCTATTTGGATTATTGACCTGCAAATCTGCACCAAAAGCTGCTACATATTCACTTTGCACTTCAGCCAATATTTCCGATGAATCAGGTACGATTAAACCAGTAGTATTTATATAATTGTATACATTAGCCATTTATAGCACCTGTTCCATAAATTGTTCTTATCACTGCAGTATATGTTAGCAGGTCGGCAGATTGAGAGGTACTATTTGGTTCATTTGTTTGAACGGCCATTAAAGATACAACCTCAACAACTTCGTTAATTTTCAAAAATGCCTGTCTTAAAGCACCCAGAAATTGATTTATATTTGGAACTCCAACCCATAATACTTGCTGATAAGGGATTCCAATATTTGTATCTAATACGCATTCACCCAATAATGTTAGCGCCGCTTGGGAGCATTCTTGTAGAACAGCTTGTAAGTCAGTAACCATGGCAATATTGCCTAGATTATTTAAATACATATCATTAAAAGATACGCCTNGTATTTTATTATTTACATTAGAAGATATCGNTAAAGACGCCATGATTAACCTCTATGGTGGATAAGGTGGAATGGGAGTATTAGGAGTCACATTCCCTGATACAATTAAATTTCCATAAATAGCTACAGAACCTCCAATTANTGGAGTCGGATCGTTTAATGTTAAATTAATTCTATCTGCATTTACATTGACCTCATGCGNTCCTGTTGTTGTATTTATNCCCATAGATACATTCATCGTTCCATCATTGCTTTGTATTATTAAATATCCATCATTACTATCAGTAATATTATAACTTTTCATAACATCAGGAATAAAAACACTATCACTAAAATTATTCATTCTAGTAGTGTTTGGGGNNGTTTGATTATAATTTTGCAAAAATAAACTTATATCTCTATCACTGGCCATTATCCATCCTAAATCACCAGGATTTAATGGGAANCTTAAAGAAAAATTGCCTGCACCTAAAATTAGCACTGGAATGTTAGATAGAGGAGCGCGACTAATTTGTTGACCTCCAGTGGTTGTTAAATTAATCATTAACTGAACTTCGGCTCTATTCTTTTCTCGATCGTATGAAATTATTTTTGCTGGTAATTGTGTATTTAAATTTTGTTGAAAATTATTTAATACGGTTTGTAGTGTTCCTACTAAGCTATAATTATTTGCCGGGTCTAAATTTGGAGTATTAACGGTCATTGCCCAACCCTCGCACATTCAGCTATATAATAAAATGGAATATCTCGTGATGTTATATTAAATCCTAATTTATAAATCACATAATTACCATTTACAGCAGGATAAACAGTTGAATCAATTTGAACGCCACCACCTATCACGGTGGTATTATCTAATAAGTATGTAACTCGCAATCCTTGCTCTGTAAATTGAGGAATTCCTATCAAACCGGATTGAGCATTTAATATACGCGAAGTTCCTCGTATTGGTATTTGTGCATTTTTAACTACCAAAGTATTGTCATCTAAATAAGCATTAATACCACCTAATGCATTAAGCGCCTGTACTTGATTTAAAGCGCTTCCTGTAAATTGAAAATTACCTATGTTTTTATTGGTTGCCTGGAAATTTAAAACGGTATTGGTATTTTGTGCTATTTTTGCGGATATTTGCTCTAAATTAGCTTGCCCGCCAAAATTATTAGATATTAAATTATTCTTTAAAAAATTTCCGGTTAAGCATTTTAAAGTAATTCCAATATCAGGGGGTTGGCTAACCGTAGAACTGATTATATTTCCTACATAAATAGTAGCTGTTCCATAAGATTCACGGCCCGCTTTTAAAGTAATGGTTTTAGGAGATGAATTTAAATTAAATGGCGTTGTTTCTGTCAATAAATAATCTTGAGTATTTTTATCTAAATTATACAAAGTTATTGAGGCTTCATTTTGCAAAGCATTAGCATATTTAGTACCTACGGCTTTGATGTTCAAAGGGCTTGAATAGGTTTTTGTTTGTCCGTTAATGACAAAACTTACAGTTATTATTCTTGGATCTAAACTAGATGTTCCCATTTGCTATAGCCTCAAGTTCAGCAGCCGACGCATAAATTAAAAACTGGCTTATAGCGAACTGATTATAATCAGGGTAATCATCATTATTTGTTATTATAAAAAAGTTACTATTAGATAAATATTGAAAAGGAATTATCGGGTAGTAAGGAACTGCTCGTATATTTTCTATTAAAACCTCACCATTCATTATTATAGTAAATGTCATTATGGCTGTGCCTATACTCAATGGTATATTATTTGATGAATGGATTCTTACAACATAATTATTATTATCTAATTGTATCGAGAGTTCCTGGTTCGGAACGGTTTGTAATGGAATATTAATCATTGAAACCATCCTTTAGCATATTTTGTTAAGCTTCCAAAACCATCACCAATTATACTTGTTTGAGAATTAGTAGCGGGCATAGGTTGTTGCTGTCCTCTGTCTGCGGTGTTTGCGTTTGATGGGTTTTTTGGTGCTGTTCCATATTGAGCGGTAACAAATTGAACTTGCCTTAAACTTAAAGCCAAAGTCAAAACATCATATTGCGTCGGGTCTTCCTCGTGAGGTAGGCTTTGTATTAATTGATTTAAATAAATTCCTGATTTTGTTTGAACGGTTAATAATGTAGCATCAAAATAATATTCTCTAATTTGATTATAAGTGGATTGATAATCCCCAGCGGTTAAAATAAGAGATAAATCTATATCCACAGGTAATATAATTCGATGGTCTACAATCGTTATCCCGGTTTCAACTGGATGTTCCATTACTTTTGACTGTTCTTTTACTACAGCTTTTATTGCTCTCGCATGAGTAAATACTTGTGTGTAATCTTGGGTAAATACGGCCACTTGGTCAAAAAGATATGACGGTATTAATGTGCTGATTATATTATTAACAATATTTATAGCCATGATTTAACTCGTCAAAGGTGTAATGAAATGATTCGTTGCTTGCGCGAATTGTCCGTTAGTATAGTTTAATAAATCTGATAATAAATCTTCGCCATTCTGTGCTTGTGTATTTATAGTTGTAGGGCCGAGATTATAAGTAACTTGAGGGGAATTATTTACAGAACTTTGCCCATGAAAACTATTTAATAATGGTGTTGATTGAAAATTAACTAATGATTTTATTGTTTCTTTGAATGCTTTTTGAAAAAGCAACGTAGCAAATTCGGAAATATCTTCTTTTATTTCACCATTAAATATTTTACCTGTAATGGTTCCTTTTGCGCCTTTTCTATATTTTGAAACATCTTCATAAATTAATGGGGCTGCAAGTAACGCACCTGCACCACCACCTGCAAATCTTCCTAATCCAATATAACCAGCTAATTTCTTCAGAGCTGCGGCAGCTCCAAGTCCACCGATTGCCGCACCTGCAAATCCAAATGCCTCTCGGTGTTTATCGGCATATTTAAAAGCAATTTCTTTATAGTTCTCAAGTTTCTCTAAAATTGGAATTGCATCTAGAGCCAAATGATTAAAAAATACTTGGCTTGCTTGATTAGCTTTGGTTATTGATTCTCGATAATGATTAAACTTTTCCGCATCAAAATCAGTTACAACCCCCAAATCTTTTTGTCGTTTTATTAGATCTTCAACTTCACGCCTACCTTGTTGTAAAAGCAAGATAGTTCCTTCATCCAACCCTAATTGAGAGCCGATTTGTTGCGCACGAGCTGGATTTAAACGACTAAATAAATCCCCGTACCTAGGCAAAGCTTTTAAAACATTAGATGGGGATGCGCCCCATTTGGCAGATAATGAACTTAATGTGTTTTGAAATTGCTTTGCATCTCCTCCAGCAAGTTCTACAGCATTACCCCAAGCGTTTAAATCCCCCGCACTGACGCCAAGTACTTTAGAAGTTCTGCTTAGTTCAATCCCGAAATCCACAGCATTTTTAAAGTGGGTTATTGCGTAGATACCTGCGGTAGATGCGGCCAAAAAATTGACAGCAGATTGAGTGGTTTTTAAAAATGAATTACCTAGATTATTAGTGGCTTTATCTGTTTTTTTTAATGAATCCTGAACCTTATCAATTTCTTTTTGTGCTTCGTTTAGCCCTTTTTTTAAATCGGCCGTTTCGGCTTTAAAAAGTATATAAAGTGTCTCAAGATTCATCGCTTATTCCCTTGCTTTTTACGCGCATGTTCAAAAGCTAAATATTCATTATATTTTGTGACCGCTATTATTTCGTAGAGGTCGAAGCCTTCTTCGAGCGTGTAGTAGTCCGTAAGCTCTCTGAGGGTTGCTTTTCCGTTGGCAACGATTGTTCCGATAAGAGAGTCGACATTTTTATAATCCACTGAGGGAGCTTCTGAGTGAAACCGTCTAATAAAGTCGAGACTCCCCCTTGTTGAAAAAAACTAAAATTGTACTCTATCATAGCGGCTTCAATTTTAATTTGTGTTTCCCAACTTGGTACGTGATTATCAATCAAATCCCATGTTAGCAATTGAATTGGACTTGGATCTAATTTAACGCAAACAAAACTCATCATTTTTAACGTTAATTCTTCATTTTTTATATATTCCCCTAATTTTGGAACTGCTGAAATAGGGTACTGGGTCATGATTTCACGACCCGCTCTTGTAGTAAATTTATGAAGAATAAAAATTTTACCATCAATTAATTTTTCAAAAGGCTCTCTTAACAATTAATACCCCACATAATTTTCAAAAGCAAAAGAATAACTTCTTGTTTTCAAGCGTCCATCACTTGCAACACCGGAAAATGGAACGCCGTCTGTAATTACTCCATTTATTAATGTAGCAAAATTAATTTTATTTGGATAAAGAATGGTCATAGTAATATTATCGCGAGCACTTATTTTTCCGCGACCGACTCTATTAGATTGGAGCAAAATATTTAACGCTTCATCATCTGTACTTTCTGGAATAACATTTAGAGTCAATTTTGTGGGATTCGCTTTAGACCAAGTAATTAAATCGCCATTTATTCCCATGGCAACATCACCAATTTGTAATGATGGATCATCTAAAGGATCGGCATCATCGGCGAATTGAGTCAAAGTGATTCCAATTGGATATGTGACAGAAGCAATCAGATTGACGCTAAAGCCAAAGCCTGAAATATTAAACATATTTTACTCCCTTAAATTAGTATGTCTTGACCTGATACTTTTCTTATCACATCGTCTTTTGAATAAATTAATGTGTATGAAATTTGGTATTGGGTAGGCAGAACATCAGGGATAATAGTTACATTTGCATCAACCCAATATCCGCTATTTTGCACTTGATACCATGCAGTATTTGTACCTGTAACATTGTTAATATATTCAATTTGAAGCGACGTTAATGTTTTTCCAACGGAAATCACACCATTTTTTAATGCTTGATTAATGACACCTTGCAATGTCAATAAAGCCAATCCTTTACCCTGTGAATTTGCGGGTAATTGATTAACGCCTAATAATAAATTCATAAAGGCTACAATAATCTGGTCTTTTAGCCATAATTCGTTTACATAAGTATTTTGATCAAGAGGGGATGTTGCAGTACCTTGCATTAATCCTCTTTGATAAAAATTAATAGGCGTCCCTGCGTTCTGAGTTTGTCCATAATAGTTAATGCTCAATGCGTCATATGCATTTGCTGTTGACGTATCAAACACTGTTGGATTCAGCAAAGGAAATATTTGAAACATATAGTTTTGTACTGAATTTTCTTTAGAATAATTAGTTGATGCTTCGATCATTGTTGGAGCCATTTCTGGGTATTGAGTAATCCAAAATGTTAAAGTTTGCGCACCTGATGTAGTTGCCAAATTGTTTAAAACAATTGTCGTATCATCAGTAATAGAAAATATAGTTGTTCCATATGAAATACCTATTCCGGTTACATATTGACCGACGGTATAAGTTGTTGTCGCATCGACTAAGCCAGTAATGATCGCAGAATCGGCTGCAAGCGTGGCTGTAGCTGTTAATGGCGTTTGTGCATAAGTCAAAGAACACCCGCCAATATTTGCTAGAGCCGTGCTCCATCCGCTTATGTTTGCAGAGACAACAGGTATTGAATATAAAAACTGTACATTTTGTGCTTGATTCCAAGTTGCCGCTTCGACAACTTGCGCTTGGTCTAATTCAAGATTATTTAAAAATAAAAAAGACCCGAAATTATTTGATAGTGCAGTAGATGTGGTCAAAACATCCGTTATTGATTCTGCAATTTGTCCATTTACCCAGTTAGCGCCTGTCAAATATAATGCACTATTAAATATATTGTTTGGATATGTGGCTTGTGGATACCATCCCAAGAGATTAATTCCTGATATGTCCTGTCCAGTCAATCCAGGCTGTACTGTAATTGTTGATGCAACCGCGTCTCCACCAGTAAAAATGAATCCTTCCGTAGTTGAATCATAAACTACTGTGGCAGTTGCCCATGCGGCACCGCCAATAATCTGTATCGCAGATTGTATAAGTGTTGCAACTTCATCTAAATTCGCAACGGGCCCCAATGAAAAATCCAATCCTGATATGGTTTGCGAATCCCCATCTATAGTTATTCCAAATGAACCTGATGATATTGCTTGCCATGTAGATAAAGTTTGAGTTTGACTTGGTATTGAATAAATTTTTGGAGCTGTGTTATCAGTTACCCAACGAGCGAATTGTATAGCATCTGGCGATTCGAGATTTTTGCTTGTCCAATTAAAGTAGAAAAGTGCTCTATAATATTCTTCAGAAGATGTTCCAAAGAACGATCCTACATCAGCCGCGCTCGAAAACTGAAGAAATGCATCAGGAGATAAACCATTATAACTTGTAAATAATCTTGCTATTAAATCTCTTGTCAAGGCCGCTGCGGCCCCGCCGACTTGAGAGTTTACATTTACATAACGTGTAATTGATATACTCACTTGATACTCCTTTATATTCGCATTAAATACCATCTACCGTGGCAGCAAAACCATTAATAATCTTATTTTGTGATGTTCTTATGTTTTCATAAACTAACACAAAATTGAATGATGGGCTTGCCTCAAAATTATCTCTATCGTCTACAAAATAAGGGTTAGTGACATCGGTTACTCTTAATATGCCAATTCCTGATTCGTTTAGTATATCTCTTGTATTGTCGCTTTGCATTATACTTGCGACTTCATTTATTAAATCTGATGCGGTATATTGATTTGGAGTTAATGGATTTTGCAATACAAGCGCCTGCATCTGCCAAGTCGATTCAATATATTGTGATTCGGTATGAATCATTTGAGAACTTAAAGAATCCCATAAATCAGCTCTTCCTAGCCATCCATATCGTTTATTTCCTACTTTAAAAAAATACACGGTAGGATTTGTGTTAACCCCTTGCATTGTAGGCTGATTAGATTGCTTTACTGTTACGCCATTAAAATTATCTGCAATTAATCCATCATTAATTATGGGTAAAAATACTTGGATAATATCATTATCATTCATGTATCAGCCCCTATATCAACACACAATACTTGCTGCCATCCGTCAATTTGAAACCACTGGGTATTTGATTCACACTGAAAGCGCCTTCCATTAAACGCTATTTGGTCTCCAGAAACATCTCTTCCAACATCTAAATAGTCAGATGAAACAAAAAAATAATAATAATTTTTTGTCCAGTCCAATCCCAAAGATTCATACATGCTTTTTTGAATTGCTTGCCAGCTTCCCATCATCGGAACGCCTGCTTCATAAATAGTTACATCTTGACCTATGGAATTTAATCCGCGAGAAACATATTGGTAATAAGTAATAGTGGTTTGTGCTATTACTCTAAAAGCCATATTTAAGACATTGCTGCCTGGAATCCCTGGAGTACTCATTTATTCATCCGATAATTCGTGAGTGACAGTATTTAACATATGTGCCGTATCGACAAGTGGCTTTGTCAAATTACCCACTTTAGTTTTGTTTTTGTATTTAGATAATCTTGCTTGTATGGTAGCACGTGCCAAAGGAGGATTATAAACCAATTCAATTGATTTTTTTACATCCGCTTCTGCTTTAAATCCTAACAAATCCAAAACCTGATCAATTGTTAATTGACCTTTTAATACTTTCTTAGCACCATCATTAGATATTTTAATCCAATTGTTTTCTTCTCTTATAATGGTTGGCCTTAAAAATGGGCGAGCGGGAATGTTTTTTGATGGATTTCCAAATTCATTTTGAGCAGCCACCAAGGCCACTTGGATACCATCTTCATATTTTGAATCCTTAAACCAACCAACCTTTAAAGATTTGTTATGCAAATTATGAATGGCGGTTATTGCTTTTTGTCCTTCGCTAGAAATAATTCGCCTTACCGTCATAATGAACCACCGTAACCCCAACCATATGCATAATTATATCCTTGAAGCCCTCCATAAGGTCCGGAAACAAAAAATCCGCCAGCACTTTGAGCTTGTAATTGCGCAAGTAGTTGTTGTCCATATGGAGATA